AAAGTTGAAGACGCTAAAGTTGAAGACAAAGTTGAAGACAAAGTTGAAGACAAAGTTGAAGACAAAGTTGAAGACTCTAAAGTAAAGAAAACTAAAAATGTCAAAAATAAAACTAAAGTTAAAAAATAGTTCAGAAAAAGATTTTTTAACAACACGAAATGGACAAACAATTACAAAAGAGTTTCAAGTTTTCGACGATAATGATAAAGAAATAGAAAATATTTTATTTCAACGAGATGATTTAGACGTAATTGATTTTACTGAAAATATAGTAGATAACAGTATAGTGTCAGAGGTTTTTAAAGAATAATGACAAACGAATTAATAGCTAAATGGGGCAATGCTTATGTTAGAACTATTACTGTTAAAAATAATGGTGAACCTATTGATATTTCTGATTACACAATTGTTTTTACTGCAAAAAGAACTTTAAACAGAGATGATGACGAAAACGCTCAGCTTAAAATAACTCTCGAGAATGATTCTGATCAAGTTTCTAACAAAGGACAAGCGCGTCTTATCATATCTGCTGAAGAAAATAAATTTAAGCCAGAAGTTTACGATGCAGATTTTAAAGTTTTTGATGCTTTAGATAATCCCAAAAATACTGAAAAAGTAAAATATATTTTGAAAAATGTTGTAGGTAAAGACGACTTATGAGTGATGAAAATATTACTATTGAAATAAATGAAGAAGAAACTGGTATTGTAATTGATATCGATTCTGACGAGTCTCAAATAGACATAAATATAGATAATATAGGTTTTGACATCAGCAAGTGGGAAAATGACGGTGCTTCTTTAATTAAACCTAAACTAAATAAAAAAGTTAGTGTAGAAAATTTATCTGATAATACATTTTCTAATTTAATTGATACCCCTTCTGTCATCGAATCACTTAAGATTTTACGAGGAAAATCAGACGGTTCTGGTTTAGAGTTCATTGACCCCGAGGTAATTGAAGATGTTAACTGGGGAGAAATCACTGGAACTTTATCTGACCAAACAGATTTGCAAGGTGCTTTAGATTTGAAATATGATTCTGTTGATTTTAATACAGATTTTGATACTAGGTTAGGAACAAAAGACATTACTGATTTAGGTACTTATTCTCATACAAGTTTAACAGACATAGGAACTAACACACACGCACAGATTGATACTGCATTAACTAGATTGGAAAACACTTCTGGCACAAACACAGGCGATGTTACTGTTACAGATAGTTCAGAGATTGATTTTACTTTAACAGGGCAAGATATAACAGCTAGTCTTATTGCAGGAAGTATTGATGAAACTAAACTTGACACAAGTGTGAATGCTAGTTTAGATTTAGCTGATAGTGCTTTACAGTCTGAAACTGACCCTATATTTGTTGCGTGGGAGATTGCTACTGATTATGTGGTTGAGGGGGATAATGTTAGCGTTTTAGTAAACGACGCGGGGTATTTAACAGAACACCAAAGTCTCGCTGATTACTGGAAAAATGACGGTAGCTCTACTGCTACAGGTAATTGGGATTTGGGTGATAATAATTTAACTGTTGGCGGCGGATTTGCTATTGGTAGTGATGATGCAGATGGTTATAAATTACTTGTAAACGGAACTTCCCTCTTCCAAGATGATGTGGAGATAGAAGGCGATTTAGAAGTTGACGATTTATTATCAGTATCGAGAATTGCATCAAATGATGCATCAACTGCTAAGTCAGGTAGGTTAACGCTAGGTACTAATGCGTACACAAGCACTTCTACGAGTAATGTAATCGGGGATAATTCTTACGCGTACGCAACTAATTCCTTCGTTTTCGGGCATTCAACACAAAATTATGCAACTGAAGGAATCAGTATAGGAAATAATAACCAGTTATATTCAACAAGAATAACAACAATTGGGCACAATTTAATTAATACAGGAATGAATAGTATCGCACTAGGAGAAGGGTACACTAATAGTTTAGGTTCTGCTTTAACAGTAGGTTTTGGACAAACAGATTTTAGTGTTAGTTCAGGACAGGTTAACGTTCATGGAGATTTAACTGTTGATACCGACACTTTATTTGTTGACTCTGTAAACCATAGGGCTGGTGTTGGAACAGCTAGTCCTGCTAGTCCGTTACAGGTTGTTGGTACTAATGGTTTGTTTTTATTGTCTGATAATGTTACTAATGCTACTCCTAAAGTTGGTCGTATTGGAGTTCCACATTATACTAATGCAGAAGAACCTATTGCATTATTTTTTGGTCAAGGAGCAACAGCCAACTCTAATGTAATAAATATTGGTGGTGGAACTAATATAATGAATGCTGTAACAAACATTAGGTTTTTTACTACTCCTCTAGGAAACACTTTAACAGGAACAGAAAGAATAAGAATAGATGGTTCTGGCAATGTCGGGATAGGAACGACAGCACCTTCTAAAAAGTTTCATGTTGCAGATACTTATAATGCTTTTATTGCTGGTTCTGGTCTTGGTTTGGGAGCGAATTTTTATTCCGACACGAGTGTTCATTATGGAACTACTGGCGCTAATTCTGCTATTTTTTTTACCAATAATCTTGAAAGAATGAGGATTGCAGTCGCAGGTAATGTCGGGATAGGAACAACAACCCCTTCTGCTAAATTAGATGTAAACGGAGATTCTATATTCCAAGATGATATGGAAGTAGAGGGAAACATCTTAGCAGATAAAATGGCTTTAGGAACCACTATAGGGTCTAATGTTTTAACCGTTCAATCTAATGACCAAACGGCATATTTTATATCTGGTGCTACAAGCAGTACAGCTTCGGGAAGGGCTTTTACAATAGGAGATTCTACTAAGGGTTTTGCAACCACTATATTTTATTCCAACAGTTATATTGGTCTAGGTTCGGGTAACGCTACAAGAGATACTTTTATAGGACGTTCGGCAGTTAATACAATAAGAATTGGTAGTGACTATGATGGAACTGGCACTGGACATTTGGTAATAAATAACAGCTTAGACATTTATCCCGAGGAAGGATATGGAATTTCTGACGGTGGTTTAATTGCCGCTGGTCAATATGCAACAGCTTCTGCAAACCACGCAATTGCTTTAGGAGAAGATGCGTATGCTACCGGGAGTTATTCTACTGTTATGGGGTATCGTTCTACTGCTTCTAATACATCTTCCGTTGCTATTGGCGAGGAAGTTACATCTTCTGGGATGAATTCTTTAGCGTTAGGTTATATGTTTGAGAACGATGTGGCTCAGTCTTTTGCTGTTGGGTTTGGACAGAAAGACTTTGAAGTAAGGGACGGAGAAGTAGAAGTTTTTGGAACTACTACATCAGAACAGTACATCTCAACAGCTGATACAGTTTACACATACGACGGTGATTTTGTTGATACCGCAACGATAGGAACACGAGTAAAAACATATAATAACGACGGTACTAAATATACAAGTTTCGAGGACGATAATTATGTTTGGACATTAAACTACGATGTTAATGGAAGATTCACAGGAAGAACGGTGACAGAAAAATGAGTGAAGAAAGAATAGATAAAGATACCATCAAGGTAATAACAACGAACGAGAACATTATTGACCTTAGAAAAATAAGAGAACATTTAGAGGAAATCAATAAGACAATATCAGAACTGCCTAAACCAAAAACTCAACCTGACCAAGAAACTTTAGAGTTTTGGAATATGTATAATATTAATGAAGATGAAAAACAAAGATTAATAGAAGAAAAAGAAAGTTTGGAAAAATTATTAAGTGAATACGAAAAATTAATGGTGAAGAAATGAGTATAGCATTTGAAACACAAACAGAGACATTTAATAATACAACTAGGCGTATCTATACCTATGTTCAAGCTACTGATACATATACTCAACAAACAACTTCTAACAATCTACCTATCTTTGATAGTACTTCTGTTGCCGGGGACGCTATTCTTTTTATGCACTCATTCTCGCAACGAGCACCAGCAAGGTTTAGATTTGATATAGCAACTGCAATGAATGCAACTGATTTAGTTTTGAAATGGTACGTTGGAACTTACGATACGAAAATAATTGATGGAAGCTATCCTGTCTTAACTTGGAAAGATATTACAAGTGTGATTCAAGATGATACTAATGGATTTACAACTACAGGAGTAAATGATGTTATACTTAATTGTGTTAAGGATTTTGTTTTAGGCAGAGCAGGACCTCTAACTGGAACTACTGATAGACACTATTGGATTAAATGCGAGATTGATAGCGTTACTTCAATCACGAACGGTGCGGTTCAAGCTAACACTTCTGTTTTATGGGGGAGTAATGTTTGCAGAATAACTGGGAATTATTATCAAGGAACAGTTAGTTCTTATGCGGCAAGTAATCGTATTGATACATCAGGATTATCTACGGGACAATTTAATGGTAGAGCTGTATGGTTGCCGAACAGTGATAATAAATGGAATAAATTTCCTGTTAAACAAACTGATTCTACAAGAATATTTTTAGGTGTAGAAGTAGCTTTAAATTCGGCAGGTACTTGCATTTCAAGATTAAATCCTAATGACTTACCCGCTACTAGTGACCCTTTCGTTATTTCATACACAATGGAAGATGTTTTAGAGGCGTGTAATACTGCTGGACTTGATTGGGTTAAAGGTTATTGTATAGACCCAGTAAGACAAGAACATTTGTATTATGAATTGATTTGTAGTGTCGTTTTAGATAGTAATGTTGGAACAGAATATACTTTCTTATCAGGGTTTTGCCAACATTATACTTTATATGGAAATCATTTTTTACAAGTAGATAGTTCTGCTGAAGCAAGCATACAAAGAACTAAGTTTATGTTTGGAGTTCAATTACCCGCTATTAAATCAGATGGTAGTTATGAATTAAATGATGGACTTATTGGTATGGGTTGCACGATTCATTTTGTTACACATAGAAACCAAAGGGCATTGTTTTTAAGTGGAGATTTTAATGGCTGTATTTTTAATGGCGGAACAGCAAACTCTTTTCAAACAACAATAGAGTTAAGAGATGCTAATGTTTTTAATTCTAGTTTTGGTTTTTGTCAGTTACAACACCACATAAATTGTGAAGGTAGGTTACTAATGCATAGCCCAGTAGCAGAACCTTTTAAAAATCCTTATAGCACTAACAAGATTACTGAATTTAGGGCAGGGTGGTTTGGTTATCTTTACGCTGTTGGAACAGGACCTTATACTATGGATAGTCCTTCATCAAATGATGTTTCACCTATAAAAACTTGGTCTACTTTTAATGAAACAGGTATTATTAACATTATTGATAAGAATCCCCAGACTTTATTTACTTGTAGATTTATGGTTGCTGCAAATTCAACAAGTGGGATAGTAAAGTTCTTTTTCAGAACTAACTTTCAAGTTCGAGGGAGTGGAGATGAAGTTACTCCGATTGAAGGAGCTACAATCTGTGTAAGAAACAAGAACGGAGACATAGAGTTCGAAGATACAACAGACGCAAATGGTAACGCATTAAACAACGGAGATGTAGGCGATACAACTTCAAATCAGATTCTTTACGGAACAATGCAAGCAGTAAACTCAACAGGTTCTACATTGGCAATCCCCAAAACAGAAGTAGATGATGAAATGGGTCCTTTTACTGTAACTGTGGAAAAGGCTGGGTATGAAACTATTGTTTTGCCTTTTACTGGTGATAAAAGAAATGATTTGGTTATTACAATGAAGAAAGCTATTCCTGTAATGATGACTGATGAAGGCGAAGGATTGGTAAGGGCAGACCCCACCAACACAACTGTTAACAGAGGTTTATTATTAAAATAAATAGGTAAATAAAAAATGGAATTTAAATTAGATATAAGGAAAACAATAGAAGTAAACAACGAAGAATTAACTCAAACACTTGAGACACTGAAATCAGAAGGATACATCGTAAGAAGAATAACGCCGGTTGAAGAAACACCGGAGTCTGTTGAGCCAATCGAGGCATAAGGTATAATGGAAGCACAAGAACTTAAAGCTAGAGCTTACGATTTGGTTGTAATGCAAGAAAAGATACAGATGGAACTAAGACAAATAAACCAAAAACTTGTCGAGATACAAAACACACAAACTGAAGAACCACAAAAATGAATATAGAACAAATAGTTGAGGAAGCTGGTATATGGGCGGGACCGTTACACGAATCTTTAAACTATTTGGAACGTGCTGAACGTGGTATGGGATTAACTTACCAACTCCATAAACTGAAAGTGGGAGAAATATTAACTAAACTTTATGTGTTCACTTCAAAAGATTGTTACCAGCATTACGCTGAAATTTACAATCATATTTTGTTAAATAATGAACATAAAAGTGGAGAGGACAGATAATGGCTAAACAAACACACCACTGTTCAGAGAAAGATACCATCGACGGACTGAAGATGAGTAATGCAACAATGACAGAAAAAATAATAAACATAGAAAAGAAGTTAGACTCAGTTGACTCGAAGATAGACAAATTACCACAACAACTAGCGCATGTTTTCGTTAGCAAGGTTGAGTACGAGTCCACATTGATAGATGTTAATTATCTTAAGAAGATAGTGTTCGGCACCATAGGAATAATCCTTGTTGCCGTTTTAATGGCGTTTATATATTTAGTAATCAATAAACCAGTTTTATAGTAACAAAATAAAAGGGAACAAAGAATGAGTGTAAGAAAACTAATAGCAGACATAATATACCCTGAATACGCAAGTTCGCTTAGTACTGCGTTGTACCATTCAGAAAAACATCTTACCGAACGGTTGGAAGAACAACAGCGTAGGGAAGAAGTAGAACGACAGAACGTTAAACTTGACAACGAAATACAAAACTTACATTTAAAAAATCTTATCCTGATAAAAGAACTTGACGACAAAGAAAAAACTTCGTTCGAGTTACATTGTGAGAAAGATTACAAAGAAGTATCTAAGTACGCTTACAAAGACAAACGATATTATATTTCTTACATTAACAAAAGATATACCAGACACGCTTATTCAGTTTACCCGAACGAAATGATACAGCCCGACAAGTTTCTCGTGATTAAAGAACGAGAAAAGCTTGGTATGTTACCTTTAGACGTTAAACAGCGTGCTGAAGTAGTAGGGAGACACGTTGACTTACAACTTATCTGGACTGACGATAAAGACACAACACAAAAGGTTGACTTCTACCATTCGCCAGTTGAAAGTATAGTAAGTAAAAGAGTAGACTGCGAAAGTCATTCTTTCCTTGTATCTTCCCTTGACCCTGAAAACTTCGGGGTAGCGTTTGGTATGTGCGGGACTATCGGACACGCTTGGAACGTGTTCTATTACAACAAAGAACTATGGTGTCTTGAGACTAACTCTACTACTAACTGGAGCAACAGTGGGAACACTAAAGTATTTAAATACAAAGACCAAAGCCTTTACAAGATTCACGCTATATTTACCAAGAACAAAACTTACGAGGTTGACAACTCGGTTGTTTTTGGTTTCATAGACAGGTAAAAATAAAATGGTACAAAAACAAAAATACGATTGGAAAAAAACTGCAATGAAAGTTGCGAGGATTTCAATAGAAGTTATATTAGTGGGTTCGCTTGCTTATGTAACGGAAAGACCGGAGCTTATAGGATTTGTTCCTGTTATTGAAGGTGTTTACAACTATTGGAAGCACCGAAAGTAAAAGTGAAGGACAAAGCAGAAAAACGGCACGACCGTGGTGTTGAACATCTAGTAGACAGGTTAATGTCGAAAGGTTACGATGCCGTTTTAATGCACCCTCAGTATAAAGGGTGTCTTGGGTATGGCGAGGTTGACGTGTTAGCGTTCCGTGGCGATTACGTTCACTGGTACGAATACAAAACTACGTTTAACCGTGAGACTATACATAAAGCTAGAAAACAATATCGTAGAATGCAACAATCTTTTCCTAACTTCTCGACTAAAGGTATCTATGTTACAGAGAACGGAACAGTACGGAGATTATCATGAAAGACCTTGAAAAATTAGTAGCCGACTCGGATTTAACCGAGGACGAGATTCGTATGATTCTCAAATCAAAGAAACCTGCACTGACAAAAAAACCGCACCACCACCATTTCGGTAGAAGTAAAGCTAAGATTGGCGTTGTTTCTGACCTGCACGTTGGCAGTCAATGGTTCTCTGAGAAAGCGTTCGACGCAAGCAGAAGAAAGTTTAACTCTGAGAAAGTTGATGCAATCTACGTACCAGGAGATATTATTGAAGGAATGAGCGGGAGGGAAGGACACCCTTACACTTTAACGCACTTAGGAGTTTCCGCTCAGATGGATTACGCTGTTGATTTGCTTAACCAATACAAACAACCAATCTTCTTTATCACGGGGAACCATGACGAATGGGCGAAGAAGAAAGGAGACATGGGAGTTCTTGTTGGTCCTGAGATTGAAAGAAGAGTTAAAGACGCTACTTTCCTTGGAGAGTACGAAGCATCAGTTTACCTTGCACCTAACGTACGAGTAGATTTAACTCATCGGGGGAATTCAGCTTACGCCTTGAGTTATTCCTTACAGAAAAGAATAAACGCACTAGAAGGCGGACACAAACCTGACATCATCCTTAACGGGCACTTGCACAAGTATTTGCATATGTTTTATCGGAACATAAACGCTTTAGAATGCGGTACTTTACAACACCAAACAGATTTCTTGGCAATGAAAGGTAGCCCTGCACACGTAGGTTTCAGTATAATGGACGTTGAGTTCGGCAAAAAGGGAGTAACAGGTTTCAATAACAAATGGTGTCCGGTGTACGAAAAATGACAGCGAAAAAACAAGTTGAAATGGAAAGCATTGATATAGAACCAATGATAACAAGAACCAAACCAAGAATTGAAGATTTGGTTGGTACTGCAAGAAAGTTCTCTGAAACTTTTATTTCGGATATGAAAGACGAAGATATGTTCGGTGCGTTTGGTATCTTACCACCCAAAACTTATTTGTTATACGGCGAACCGGGTACAGGAAAAACTATGTCCATTAAAGCAATACATAACGAAATGAACGTTAACGCGTTATTAAAAAGTAGAAACAAAGGAACCGTTACTCTTGACGATTTTAATCTTTTGACTTTCCCATACGATATAGGACGGTACGGTACTGCTTACATTAACATGGGCAGTAGAAACGTGCAAGATTTTTTTGACAAAGTAAAAATATTATCCCAGTACGGGGTTAAAGTGTTAATACAGTTTGATGAAGCTGACGCTTTGTTTTCTTCAAGGACAGGCGGTGTTCAATCACATTCAGAGGATAGAAAGGTACTAGACACTATTATGACCAACCTACAAGAACTACACGACACACCTAACATGTACGCTGTCCTTATGACTAACTTGCCAGAACTTTGTGATACTGCTAGTCTTAGAGCGGGTAGGATTGACAAACGTATCAAGTTTGAGTTACCGAACGAAGAAGAACTTGCTTTAGGTTACAAACATTCAATCGATAAAGCAAACGACAGAGCTTGTTGGAACATGTTCAGAAAATATAACGTTGAAGAACTAGCAAATAAATCTGTTGGATTTAACTATGCAGATGTTGACAGTGTGGTTGATACCGCAATACAAAACAAAGTACGAAGTATTAAACCTAACAACGAACTTATTACTTTAGGGTACATTACTCAGAAAGGTTTGAAGGAAGCGTTAGCATATCATTTAACGAGCTTTAAACAACCTAAGAAACAAGCAAAGTTTGGGTTTTAAATACTTATAAATATAAACAATAATATCGCGAGATAGTTTGATAATAATATTTAAATATAAACATTAATAATAAAATAATATAATATGATATTTAATAACAAAATTCAAGGATTCGTTGGAAAAGCTTTAAATCTAGATTTTCAGATTTTGAATGAAGATGGTTCTTATTACGATTTGAACGATGTAACAGATGCTTTTATTCAAATTTACTTAGACAAACCAGAAACTAACGAAATTATTTTAGAAAAAGATTTAATTATTCCTGTAGAAACAGAAGATTCTGGTATATGCAGTGTTACATTAGATGACACTGAGTTAAATATTTCTTCTAAGACATATAAATTTATATTAAGTTTTAATTTTGACACCGACGATAATAGAGTTCTTGGATTCGGAGAGTTAAAAATAGAAGGTGAAGACACAGAACGAATTCAACAAATAAAAAGGACTTACGGGCTATCGTACGATAATTATGTGTTAAGTGCTGCGTACACGTGGGCTAAAAATGAAACTTTAAAAAATGGTTTTGAAAAAGTTGTTACTTCTACTACGATCAGAAAAGATAATATAAAAATTTGTAATAACGTTGTTGATGCGAATAGAGACGGAACTGTTAATAGTTCAGATTTTGTCGTGAAACAATATATGACAAGCTCTCCTTACACAGTCGAAGATATAACAGAAAATATTGATTCTATAACTTTAGACCATCCCGATGGTTTCGGAATTATAACATTTGACGATACTTATCCTCAAGACGGATTTCAAAAATTAACAATAGAATATTACAGAGCATCTAAACCATACTCTGAAGCAAAAGCAGATATAGAATTGTTAGAGGATTACTACACACTTTACAGACTTTTCGATATATTAGAGCCACATAAATTACAACACGGTATGTCTTCAAAAGAATTAAATGGTGTATCTTTGAGTTTCGATCAAAACGGTATAGAAAAAGTTAAAGAAAATCTTTCATATAATATTCAAAATCAAAAGTTAAAAGTCTTGCCTTTCACAAAATGTCAATATAATAACAAAGGTGCTGGTGGACTTTTCAAATCAGTTTTGATAAGTAAAGGATATTAAATATGTTTGAAAAATCGTATAGCTCTATATTTGAGCAGGAAGATGAATTCGGTCTAGATAGTTTTAGAGAAGACTTTTACGCTATTTTTAATATGAATAAAATAAAAGTTCAATTGATAAAACCTAATTTAAATAATCCTCAGTTGCAAGACGATTTTATGGGTGTTAGAACAAATCCTTTTGTAACAGATATTTCAATTATTGATGTTTGTATTCAATCTCAATCACCTCAAAAAAACCCTCAACAAGAAGAGGGAAGAAATCCAAGAGGAGAACTTATGTTTACTTGTTACGTTCCAGCCGAAGTTGATATATCTAGCAAATATACCATAAAATTTATAGAAAATAATGAAATTTTAGGATTAAAATCGGGACAAGAATTTAGAATTAAAACATCAGAGTTTGGCTTCTGGAAAGCACAATACGGATTTAAATCATTTGATATAGTGGCAATATGAAACAAATAACAAAAAATGATTTTCAAAAAATATTATTGAGATGTGTTGCTAAAACTTATTTCTTTGAAATTGTTAAAAACACACCGGGCAAGGGAATTATTGCTGATGCTTGGGATTTAAAAATACAAGGCGATGATATAATTATATTTAACGAAGAGTTTGGTGATATTGTTCTATATTTAGAGGAAGGAACTGCACCGCACGTAATTCGTCCTAAGAATAAAAAAGCTTTACGATGGAAAACTGGCGGTGGAGATAAGTTTGCTTTTGCTAAAGAAGTGCATCATCCTGGAACAGAAGCAAGATTGTTTATTCATGATGTTATGAATAGTAAGATAATAGAAAAAGATTTTGAAGATGCTTTAGAACAAGAATTGAATAAATATATTTAAATATAAACTAATTAAAAATATTAATATAATTAACTCTCACCAACGAGAGTTTTGTAGGTTTACCAACAATGCCAACAGGATTAATGTTATTTGACGTAGTCGAAGTTATAGGAAGTTTGATTCAAGCACATGTTACTGATTTGAATACTTCTAGACCTAAAAACAAATGGGTTTTTCCTGAATTTCCAGAAGAAGATTCTAATCTTCCTGAAGTGGTAGTTAAGTTAGGTAATCCCGACATTATGAACGATTCTGCTGGTAATTTTTTATATAGCGAGTATGATTCTGAAAACGAAGTATTCAAAGAATATTATTATAAAAAAGTTTCTGCACCAGTTCGATTGATAGTAATAACTAAGAAAACACAAAATGATAGTGTAAAAGTCACTTTTAATAATTCTGATATGTATTTGAAAAATAAACCTTTAAATATATATTTAACTGAACAAGTAAAACATATGTTCTGGCAAAGAAGAGGTGATGTTTTGGACTATTTTGATGATTTTAAGATGGAAAATATAGAATCTGCGTTTGATAATAACAAATGGAGTTGGGGTTCTATTATAAATTGCATTATAGAATATAAAGATTGTTTTAGAAAAGATACAGATTCAGACGGTATCGTAAAAGAATACAATTTAGGTATGCTTATACTAGAGTGAATATAAAAGCGAAATAAATAGAAGATGGAGATAAATAAAAAATGGGATTATTAAGACCACAAATTTTTACAGCGGAAAAAGTTTTAGCAAGTTTTGCTACACAACCAGGCGCACGAGTTGCGGCTATGATTGGAACTTCAATTTGGGGGCCAATGAACAGTGTTCAAACAGTTAGTTCTTTAAGTGAATTTGTGTCAACTTTCGGTGACGAGTCAGAAGACGGAGTTACTGGAATTAAAGGCGCGAGTTTGTTTTTTAGAAATGGCGGAACTTTAAAATTTGTAAGAATTGAAGACGGAGATGCTGAATACGCTTCAGCAATTTTTCAAACAGGAGCAACAGAACAGCTTGATATAGCTGCTAAGTACAAAGGGACGTACGGTAATAATATAAAAGTAACTATTACTGAGAATAGTATTAATTCAGGAAGTAGAGATATAACAGTAACTGACGGACAAAGAACTGAAAGTTTTACTAATGCTGGTCAAGGCTACGATACAACTACGGCTATTATTGCAGCTATAAATGATAGTACAAGCGGAAGTGTTTTGATTGAAGTAAGTTTAAACTCTTCAGGTACTGCAGAAAATGTTCCAGATGCTGACGAAAGTTATTTAACTAACGGCGACGACGGAGAAGATGGAACTTTAACAACAGCTATTTCAACTGCTTATGACGAAAATTTGGCTAACGAGGAATTTAATTTTATTTTGTTACCAGGTATTTCAAGTGATGCAGTGCATTCAACTATAGTTGGAAAGTTAAATACAAGAGATTCTACAGAAAAATTGTATAGTAGACTTATTGCTGGAGTTGCTTTAAACGAAACTATTTCAACTTCATCGGCAAGGACTGCTTCTGGTAAAAGAATTACTGTTGTTTCTCCTAATGTGTATACAACAAATAGAGATTCAAATGAAACTGAAGTTTTAGATGGTAGTTATTTAGCATGTGCTTACGCTGGTACTCTTTGTAGAATAGGAACACAAATTTCAGGAACACGCGAAACTTTAAGTATTGACGATTTAAGTGTTGATACAACTACAGGCAAAAAATATTTTACCAAAACAGAACAAGAACAACTTTTGCAAGCAAAAATATTGCCTATATCAAAAATAGGAAATGCTTTACAATGTGTTAGCGGTATTACAAGAGAATCATCTACAACATCTGTTTATTTCGACGAAGTTATTGTAGATATAACAGATTTTATTAGAGCAAGTGTTGAAAATTATTTAAACAACGCGATTGGTAAACCTAACACATCTGCTAGAAGAGGAGTTTGGGCGTCTGGTATTGATTCAATATTAGAAACAGCAAAAAGAAACGAAATCATTCAAGAGTATGAGTCAACAAATATTATAGTCGGTCCTTCACCTGATACTTTCATAGCGACTGTAAGTGTAAAACCTTCATATAGTGTGAAATTCATCAATTTGAATGTAAATATAAACTGAGGTAATGAATAAAAAATGGCTGCAGAAAAACAATCATACACACTTGAAGACTGTGATATTTACTTTAATGGAAATTTAGTTGGTGGCGTACAAAGTCTTACAGCGACTATGGAACAAGACAATCAACCTGTTCACGAAGCTGGAAGTAAAAAACCACGAGAAATTAGAGATGGACAAATCACATACTCAGGAAGTGTAGAACAACTACATTTAGATGTAGATACTATAAAAGAACTTGTAGATTTAGAAGACGGAAATAATCCGTATTTTGATATCGTTGGCAAGACAAAGAATAAAAATCCAGAAAGAACTCTTGTTGTTCGTGATGCTAAATTTAAAGGTTTTTCTTTAAGTTTAGGATTAACAGATAACACAGTTGTTTCAAGAGATTTTGATGCATTAGATATTAAGGAAGAGTAAAATCTTCCTATTTAATATTGATAAAATGAAACCGTTTAATAAAGTGAGAAAGGAAAAGGAGAGGTTATTATTTTTTGTCGATGACATAAAAGAATTAGATAATTTTTGTTTTAGTAAATACATACCAAAAGACGCGAAAAAAGTAGAAATAACATTTAAAGAAACAAGAGAACTAAAAAAAATTTTAGAAATTGACTATATAGTTAGTTTAAAATCAACTAAGATAGAGGAATAATAAAATGGAAAGAGAAGTTGAAAATAAACAAAATTTAATACCAACGAAATTTGCTTGGTTAAAATTGAAAGAAGATGGAAACTATATTGTTTCTACAAAAGTTGGAGACATTGAGTTGACTGAGCAAGATGGTGAAACATTCGAATCGGCAATGAGTTTATCAGAAAAAACTAATAAAGACCCTTCATCAATTCTGTTAATGAAGAGTGTAGTCGATAAAGAAACGTATGACGACAGAAAAATTTTGAAATTACCAGCTAGTGTATATATTAAACTAAAAGCTGCAATTAACGAAATTTACGGTTTATCCTCTTTTTTGGCAGAGGAGAAGTAGTTGATTTCACGCAACTATTTTATTATGAAATACAAAAACGTGAGACAAATATGTTTATACATATTTATAGCAACGTTGCACTTTATTATAGGATTCCCGCAATAGAGTTAAAACGTAAATACACATTTACACAAGTAAAAGAGATGTTTATCGATATAGTATATATGAACAAAAATAAAGCAAAATAAAATGGCGAAATATGAAATTTTAGTGAAAGGCGGAGATAAAGTTTTAAATATGTTTAAGAACGTTTCTAAAACTACTAAAGAAACACAAGAACTAAATAAATCTTTAGAAAAAACTGCTAAAATTTCAAAAGTTTTAGCTAAACAAAATAAACAAGCTTTTGATTCTAAAAATGCAGTAAAAAATCTCGGTAAGACTAAATCTTCAGTAAAAGATATAGAAGGGCAAATGAAAGCTTTAAAAACTATAGTTGCAACAGATTTAGGTTTCGATGTGCTTACTAATTCTGGTAAAAAGTTTGGTAATATATTAAAAGGAATGGGAAAAGAAGACCATTTAAAGAAATTAGCAGCTTCGACAAAAGTTTTTACTGCTGGTTTTGGCGAAGGTAGAAAACAAGGAATGAGTTTTTTGCAATCTATAGGACACGGATTTAAAAGATCTGCTACATTCATAAAGTTAGCTTTAGGCGGATTGAAAGGTTTTATCGCTACTTTAGCTGGAGCAGCACTTCCAATACTTGGCATTATAGCTGCATTCAAATTGCTGCAACGCATGTGGCAATTGAATGTTGGTGGCATGCAAACACAGTGGGGGAAAATGATGGGAGCAATAAAAACATCTATAGGTAAGTTCAACGCTGAAATGAGTAAAGTTTTAAGAAAATTGTCACCGATAATTGAACTTTTGTTACAGCCACTAATAATGAACATGAAGTTTGTATGGTCTATTGCTAAAGGCGTGTTTAAAGGTATATGGGAAATAATAAAACCTATATTTGATGCTTTCGCAGAAATTGGCATCGCGTTGAAAGAAGCTTTTGGTGGAAGTAATGCTAAAAATGTAAAAATATTTGATACAATTCTAAAAGGTATAAGTGTTACGTTACAGTGGATTGGTAAAATAATAGGATTTGTTGTTAAAGTCGCTTTAATGCCTTTTGTAAATGGAATAAAAAACTTAATTAAAATAGGTAAAATTTTAGCAGATGTATTTCAACCTGTTTTTGGGGCGATTAAAGAATTATTAATTAGTATTTATAACACTACACTAAAACCTTTAGTTGACGGTTTCAAAAATATCATATCTCTTTTCAAACAATCGGGCAAAGAAAGCAAATCTTCTTTTGGCTGGCTATGGAAGACATTAAAATTTATTTTAGATGTGGCCATTATGCCGCTAACATTAAGTTTTAAAGCATTATCAACAGTTTTTAAAATTATAGGAAAAGTTCAACAAACAACTTTTGGGTGGCTATGGAACACTTTGAAAAGTATAGCAAAATGGATATCGTCGACGCCTATGTTTCAAAGTTTAATAGAAGGCGCTTTGAAAATTAAAGAAATATTTGTCGGTTTGAAAGACTCAATAATGGGAACTTTACAAACAGCTTGGGATTTTATATTAGGTATTATCAACAAAATACCCGATGTTTTGCTACCAAAAAGTATTCAATCTTTAAAAACAAATGGCAGCGCAGCACAAGAGGCACAATCGAGTAATGTAAACAATGTTAGAAATATAAACAATAATCAACAAATGACATTTAATACTGGTAGAGCTACAACACCAGACCAGTCTCAGATGTTTGCAGATATGCTTGTTACACAATTAAGTAGGTAAAAAATGGTATATAAAAATATAAATTCAACAAATTATAAACTTTTAACAGAAAGTGTTCCTGATGGTTTTGATTTGACTATAGTAGAAAGCTGGGAGGAAGGAACTAATAATGCTATAGTTGTGAACGAATCTGCTAGTGGAGAAGGTGGAGTTGTTTATAGTAACGGAAGAATGCAAGAAACTATACCAGTAAACGGTTTGTTGTTAGCAAACAATCAACTTCAAATTAAATTAAAAAAGAAACAATTAAGACAAATCGCCGATAATGGCGAAGTTGTCGAATTTATAACACCGTTTAAAACAGACTTACGAAGTAATAAATTTTTTATACAAGATTTAAGATTCACATACACAGGAGGAAACGACAAAGAGATTCCATTCACTATGACTCTATCAGAAGTAAGAAGTGCTAATGTTAAAACTATATCTGTAAATTTAGTGAACTTCGAAACTGCTGAGTTTTTAAAATTATTATACAATGAAAGGATAGGTAATTTATAAAGATGTTTTTAGTTAAATTCGATCGGAAGAAGAAAAAAGTTGTTGTTATTAGAGATGACAAAACTGCTAAAGATAAATTAATTAGAGAATGGTATGAAAAAAGAGGTTTGTTGAATGAATAGACCAGTTACTAAATACCCTAAACACTTTTTAATAATTAGAGACCAAGTTTTTGATATCGGAAATGATATAAATATAGACGAAGATATGGACAACGTTTTTAGCGTCGGCTCTTTTACTCTTCCACATTTTAGTACTAACACTTGGACTACTAAAAACTTAAGAAAGTATGATAGAGTACAAATATATTACGGAGAATTTTTAACAGCTAACGAAAGAAATTTAGCAACAGTCGATAGATGTAAAAAAATATTCGACGGCTATATAGATTCAACACCACTTTCAGAAAGTAAAACTGAAGGAATTCAGTGGAATGGAATTGGCATAAAATCCTCGTTAGCTTTAATTTACGAAAGAACTATGACAACGCCTATTTACTCTGGTAATTTAAAAACTATATTAATACGTGCTTTAACTGAAACTAGTTTACTAGATTATATAGATTACTTCGAAATTGATACTAATATCACCGATAATCTTGTTTTAAATATTCAAGGCGATAAATACGTTGGAAAAGTTTTAGACCAAATAAAAGAAAAATATGCAATACAAATATTTCAAAAACCAGATAGCGGACTAAGATTTCAATTTCCTTCGTCATTCAATTTGTTAGGACAAACACTGAATAAATATTTTTCAAACGGTAACGTAACACAAGTTACAGACCAAGAAAATGCGTGGGTTTATGATTTGAACAGTAACGTTTTTAATATAGATTACGGAGATTTGACACAAAGAGTTGATACTGTTATAGTGTATGGTTTAAATACCACAGGCGTAGCATTCGACCCTATTGCTTATCAATTAAAGCAGGGTGTAAGCGTAGATGATTTGCAAGAAAATATAACTCCAGTAAAAGAAAATTTGAATGCTTTTCAAATATTTAGACGTGATATACAAGACGAAGAAAGTTGTCAAAGGATTGCATCAGAAAAATTGATTGAATTTGCAAAAAATTATGGTATTACTTTAAATGTAATGTTTAATGTCGATGAAAAAGTTGGCGATAGATTTATCGTTACAAATAGCGAGAAGATAAGTCCTACACAACTATGGACTATAAAAAGTAGAAAAGTTTCTATTTCAAAGGAAGGCGCAGTTAAGTGTTCAATAGTAGGTTATAGCAATTCAGTAAAAGATATACCTTCTGGCGTTTTACTTGGAAGTAGTGGAATACTAGATACTGATATTTTAAATATTACAGATAGAATACCGAGCACAACGGAGTTACAAAGATGAATGTTAAAAATTTACGTGAATCAATAAAGCAGATTGTCTTAGATGTATTAGAATATGAGCATGGTATTGATATTTATCAAGTACTTTTAGTGAAACCTGAAACGTACACAGTGAATATAAAACAACTAAATGGTTACAAAAGTTTTATTGATGTAGATTTCATAGGACAAAGCTTTGGAAACGGCAAAGGTAATATGCAATTGCCAAATGTTGACGATTTAGTTTTAGTTGCTTTTCTTAAAGATTCAGAAAAACCTTTCATACTCGGAAGTGTTTTTAACAAGTACATGCGAGAGCAAGATAGTATAATTTCGATAAAAGAGAACGAATGGTTTGTAAATAATAAAATAAACGGATCTTACATTTTTATAGATGAAAATAATATAATTAATTTATTTAGTAAAAGCAAAATAAACGTTAAAACTGAAAATAGTTCAGTAGAAATTGAAGATGATAATTCTATTTTAATTAAAAACAAAAACGGCTTTGCTAAACTAAATAGCGATGGAACTATTACTTTAAATGCTTTTACATTTCCAAAGACTGACGGTTCTGCTGGACAGGTTTTAAAAACTAATGGCAGCGGAGTTTTAAGTTGGTCTAATGATAATACATCGTGAATAAATATATTTAAATATAAAATTAATTAAAATATAATATACAAAGAGAATATAAAAATGAGTGAATTATTTGGAAAGGATATTGGAATGTTCAAAGGAGAAATGCAATTTGCTAACTCTCAAAATTTCGGGTTTAAATCTTCAGAAGAAAATCTTAAACAAGCTATTTTCACGCGGTTGCAAACTATAAAAGGCGAGTATTATAATGTAAGCTATGGAAGCGAATTAAATAAAACTTTAGGAAAACCAAGAAACGAACTTACAAGAACTCAAATGATTGGATATGTAGGAGAATGTTTGAGACAAGAACCGAGGATTCAAACTATTAACGATATTGAAGTTAATTTTCCAGAAGAAGACGAAAGGAAAGTGGAAATCAATATTACAGTAACTCCTATCGGAGAACAAGTACCATTAAACTTAATATTTCCGTTTTTTATATAAGAGGCAAAAATGACATACACTATAAAAACAACAGACGAAATAAAAAATAATATAGTTTTAAACTTAATCACAAACGTTGATGAAATTAATGATGCTAATATAGGAAGTGCTATGGATATTTTTGTAACATCTATGTCTCAGGAATTAGGTGAACAATATGAAGATATAGAAACAGTTTACGAATCTACAAGAATCACAACTGCTTCTAATAGTGATTTAGAAGAAATTGGTTTGATAGTTGGTATTGAAAGAAACACAGGAGTAAAAGCTAGTGGTAATGTTACTTTCATACGTGATTCTCCTGCTTCTACAACTTTCACAATTCCAGTTAACACTATAGTTTCGACTCAACCAAATACAGGAGATGTTCAATATAAATTTTTAACTAAATCTAGTACTTTATTTCCATCATCTATAACTTCAGAAACTCACACTTTTAGAAACGGCGTTTATTATTATAAATTAGACAGTAGATTTTTTGACTCTATAACTACGCTAAATGCCGAAGTTTCAAGTGTTTCTACTGATTTAGTTGAAGACACTGATTTTGAAGTAGTGAATGATTTCGATGATATTATAGTTGATACTGAAGATTTGGAAGTTTTAGACGATTGTGAAGCTACAACAGGATGGACTGCTATTGGCGCAGACACTGCATCAATCACAACAAACGCTTCTGAATTTTATGAAGGAACTAAAAGTTTGAATTGTATTAAATCGGGTTCTACTATTAATACGTATGGTTACTCAAAAGACTTAGGTTCTGGCAATACTTTTGACATTACCGCAAATTCTGTATTTTCTCATATTTATATAGATGATGCTGCAACTTTGAATAAAATAAGTAAAGTAGAATTAATAGTTGCATCAGACGCTAGTTTTATCAACTCTTATAAATTTTCAGAGTCTGATATTTCAGAAGGCTGGAATAGATTAATTTTAGACAAAAGTATAGCAGAAAATTTAACTATAACTGGAAATCCCGATTATAAAAATATAAGATATATTAAGTTATTAGTTACAACAGTGAATGCTTCTGACACAATAGCAACAACTAAACTATTAATGGACTTTTGGTTTAGTTCAACTTACGAAAGTTATAAAGGAGACACTATTCATTTTTTAACTACAGGAGATTTACCAGATGATGATACTACTATAACTTTAGATTATATTCCATTGTCTATTGAAGTAGAATGTGAAGCCGAAGAGGTCGGAGCGGATTACAATATATCAGCCGAAAAGATTGAATATTTGGCTTCTGCTCTGTCTAATGTAAACAAAGTTTTAAATTATAATAATATAACAAGTGGTATTGACATAGAAACAGACGATGAGTTAAGACTTAGAATCCAAAGAGCAGCAGATATTGCTAATGTTTCGACAGCAAATGCTATAGAATTCAACGTATTAAGTTTAGATTTTGTTCAAACTTGTGAAGTTGTAGATACACCTCTAACACTGCAAGAAAACGAAGCTCATGTTTACAACTCCACTACTAAGAAAATAAATCTATCTAAATTTGTAGCTATAGATTCAACTAATTTAGTTGTTTCAGATACTTCCGGCGGAAGTGCCGATTATGTAAAAAATATAGATTATCAAATTACAGATGATAACGAATTAGACTTTGATTTAGGTGGAACAGAACCAACTGATGGTGCTACAATTTATGTAGATTATGATTACAATAAATTAGGTTGGTTTCATGTGAACGTTAGTGGAGTGTTGGGTGCTTTGAACGATTTCGAGATAGAAGAGATAGAAGATTTAGTTGAAGAAAAGAAAGCTGCTGGAACTAAATATTTAGTTACAGAACCTACTTACGATACTGTAACTATAGAAGCAACTATAACTGCGAGCGGAAGTTATACTTTATCAGAATTAGAAGATTCTATAAGTAACGCTATGATTAGTTATGTAAACAATCTAAATATTGCTAACGATGTGTTACTCGCTGGTTTGATACAAAGTGTTATGGCTGTAACTGGTGTTGCTAATATAAGCATCACTTCATTAGTTTCAGATGCATATCCTGCAAATACAGGAGATTTAGAAGTTGATACTGGACATAAAGCTACATTAAATACTACAAATATAACTTTGAGTTAGAAACATGACAACATTCGAAAAAACAAACAAAATATTGAATAACCTTCCTGACTTTATGTCAACCGAAGACAATAGTAATAATTATAAATTTATTCACTCGTTTGGAACTACATTTGATACTCTTTCAGCTAACATAGATGAACTAAAATTAAGTATTCAAATTTCGACGGCAAGCGGAACGAAACTCGACGATTTAGGCAAACTATTTTTATTAACTAGAAACGGCGGTGAGAATGATTCTGATTTTAGAGTTAGAATTTTATCATTTTGGGAAGGTTATATACAAGGTGGTATAAAACAATCACTTATTGATACTCTTAAATCGTTAACAGGCGCGACGTCAGTTACTTATGACGAAACTGATGATTTGATTATAAAAATGTCTTCAACTATTCCTAATCTTAGTATCAACTTAGGAACTATTTCTTCTGTTTTGAACGATATAAAACCGGCAGGAACATTTATATATTTAACATTATCAAGCAAGTTAGAAGATATTTATGGTTTGTATGAAGATAGTATATTTTTAACAACGATAGAGGAATCTTGGGTTTTGCCAGATTATTATGCTATTGATAGCGCTGTGGAGTTACTATGAAAGATAAAATAAAAAAATATAAAGGTTATGTTATTATAACTGATAAGAATGGAAAATATAGATTTGATAACGTGGTTACGAATGGATTTTATCAACTCGTCGCAGATATTTTAGCTGGAACTTCGTCAGATACTTTATCGTACTTTGGTTTTGGAACTGGAACAAATGTTGCGACAATCACAGATACTGCGTTACAGACAGAATCTGGAGATAGAAAAACGATAAATTTCATCTCAACTACTGGCGCTGTGATTCACCTACAATCGACAGTGAATGGAAATGAGTTACTGTATACTTGGAGAGAATTAGGCATCTTTACTGCTTCAACTTCTGGAACTATGACTAATCGTGTTAACATCAACTATGTTCATAACGAAGGCGAAGCAGTAACAATAGATTATTA